GATCTCCCAATCACACAGAACCGCCATACGAGCAACGCAAAACGCAAGTCTACTTAGGTTCCCTAAGAGCGTTCTTTTCGTTGTAATAAGCGCCTTTGTCGTGCATCTCGATTACATCTCGCGCCCAAGGCACCAGCCAATCATTGACTCGTGAGCATTGGTCCCAGTTGACTGGCTTAGCGCACTGCACAATCACAGTCGTCCAGAAAGCACTGATAAATGCCCAGACCCAATAAAACTCAGTCACTAACCAGAATCACCCAACCCGTCTTTGGGCCATCAGCTTGCCAGCGCTGATGGAAGGCAGCCTGCCTCACTCGGACGTTGCGGCCTAGGTGTGGGTTGCTGTGGCCACCCTTTTCCATTTCGGGGTAGCCACGAGGGTCTTGCATAATCCACTCTGGATCGCTGCTGTTCTTGCCTGCGTAACCGCTAATCACGCTCCAATGACCGCAACCAAGGGCATTGCACATTGGTGGCTCGCCACGAAGCATGTTGCCTCCATGCAGCCAACCAACCAACACTGGCCTGCCGTGCTCGACCTCGTTCTCAACTAAGTCGGCATCACCGTTTTCACGGAACTCAGCCTGCAAGCCCAAGCTCCGCAATGCTGCCAGCTGGGCCTCTACTGATGTTGTATCTCCGTGCTTTGCCCGGATTCCGTTGTATTCATCGTCTGTTGCAACCTTTTTATAAAAGGCAGCCACCATGGCTGCTGCTGAGCTGAAGCACTCTCGGTAGCCAGTTCCGGTCTTGTTGTCCCACTGTCGGAAGTAGGGCATGTAGATCTGCTGGTCATAGCCGCTCTCCTTCCAGGCTTGAAACCAGTCTGCGTCTTCCTCCAGTAATCCCTTTGGCACTGACTGCTCAAGTTCTTTAATTGCAGCCAACTGATGGGGCGTACCACGGAAAAACTGGAAGAAAGGCAACAGAGCAAAGGCCATGCCCATAAACAGCAAGGTCAGTTGGATGATGCCAGTCGCCACCTACTTTTCAATCCTTGTGTCAGGCAGCAGCAACTCCTTCACATGCTTGACCGCCAAGTCGTCCAGATCGTTGTCAGTCCTTGCGACGATCTTTTCCAGCATTGCCACAATCAGCTCTTTAAAGGCTCTTGATTTCCACATGGTCATCAAGATTGGCTTGAGGACTAAAAGCATGGTTTTGCCTTAAATGCCACCTTTACGTTAATGCCTATCGCTATGACCTTCCAGTCGGGCGACTGAACGCTCCAATTCGTTCAATCGTGCGAATACCTCAACGTCTTTTGTTTTGATGTCGTCGTGCAGTATTTGTAGCCTGCTGGACAAATTGTCTACAGCCGTTGTTAGACGCACTAATGAGTCACGACCCTGCTGGCTTTGACGATTTAGACCTGAAACGCCTAAGCCGGCTACCGTGACACTGGCGCCTGCAACGGCGGCCCAGACTTCAACCATGACCCGCCTCTAACACTCGCTCAATCATGGCAGAGACTAAGGAGACAAAGTCGCAGGAGCAGGAAGACCACAGCAATGGATGGCTTGGCGACTTTGTTCGGCTGACGATCATGGTTTGGGCTATGGGCGTGATTACCGCCAATTACCTAGGCATTTTCAAGCAATCCATCGACGTGACCTTCAGTGCAAGTTTGCTGAGTTCGACTGCCGCCAGCTACGGCCTTTCTGTGGGCCGTAACGGTCAAAAGAAGAAAGAAGAGAAGAGCGTTATCGTTGAGAACAAAGATTCCAAAACCGGCATCAAATGAACCGCTCACTTTTGGTATTGGGCATCACATTGGCAGCTGCTTTGCCTGCCAAGGCTGATTTAACCCACCGAATCAGCAGCAGCGTTCAGCTTGATGTTGGTGGCGCTTCCACCCGTGCTATTCGCGTCGGCAATAGCTATTCAATCAGCGGGAGTGGAGTCGATACCAGCGTGACTGCAGGCGGCAACACCACCAGCGATGCTATTGGCGGGCTTGGAGCTGCCACTAATGGCGTTAACGCCATCACGATTCCAGACGCAACGCAGAAGACTGCTGGCAACGCCTTCAGCTTTGCAACCAGCTACACCCAAGGCGATACGGTCCCAACTTCAGCCCCAACTGTTGGCGCTGTGCCCGCCTTCGGCGATGTCACAAGCACTGCAGCTGGCACTAACACCGGTCTGGCTGGCACCATCACCACGGCAGGTGCAGTTACGATCTCGCCAGGCGCAGGCAACACCAGTGCAATTGGGCAAGTGATCAGTGAACTGCAAAGCCGCTAGTGCCTTACTGCTGCTTGTGGCGTCTCCAGCAGCGGCAGTCCCGGTCGTTCCAAACTTCAGTCAAGGCGTGGTGTCGTCCCACACAGAGACGAAGACTATCGTCAAAGAGAGTATTCGCTCTGAGAGCTATCGCACTGGCTTTGAGTACACCGTTAGCGGAACTGGTGTTGAACCATCCAACGGCACTGTTAGCCCGTCAGCAGGCGCGAAGTCATTAAATCTTTCCAGTCGCTCGACTTGGGTGCAAACTACGCCTGGTGCTGCGTTTCAGTTCGCAGAAACCTACAGCGGCCCTGGATTAATTGAAAAAGTCATGATTGACCGTGAAACGGTGATCGAAAGTGTTACCGACTCCACCAGCACATTTAGCCAATGAGAGCGACAGCATCTGTTCTGCTGCTCAGCCTGCTTTATACCGCGCCAGCAGCAGCACAAGTCAGTGCAACTGCATCCCCCGTTTCAAACAGCAGTGGCTCAGTCGTCAATCAGGCAGTGCAGATTACCCCTGGGCAGTACATGAAATATTCAGTCGGCAGTGGCATCCAATGCGATGGGGCTACGCTCAACATCTCGCCCTTTGCGTCTACTACGCATTCTTTTGGCAAACCAAACGATCAGTATTATCAAGAGCCTGTTTACGACAACAGTGACAACTTTGGCCTAGTTGACCCGGAAACAGGGCTTGATGGCCCAGATGGAATTCCAGATAACCCTGGCAACATTCTGTACTACAAGCCGATGCGAACAGGCTACCGGCAGAACTACAGCAATAACTTTGGCATCACGGCGACATTTTCAGTTCCGTTGGACTGGGGGCCAATCAATCTGTGCAAGGACGCTCAACGCAAACAAGTCGCGCTCTACGAGCAAGCTCTAGCCGATAAGCGTTTGAACTACGAGATGGGGCGGCTCAAGGCTTGCGCTGAGGCTCTGCGTGAAGGATATGGCTTCAAGCAAGATTCACCGTTTTTCCCTATCTGCGCTGATGTAGTTCTCAAGCCCAAGGCAATACAAGATCACACTCACGAGATTATTTACCCAAAGCCCGTCTTAGATCGCGAATGGCTTGATTCCGGTGACGCTGTACCGCCCGCCGCTCCTGTAAAGATTCCAGTTTTGCCTTACGGCCAAGCTTCTGATTGATCTTCTTGACCACTTTCTTAGTCAACGGCTTAGCCAGCTTTTGCAAGACTGAAGCGATTGGTTTAGCGAAGATCGCCACAGTCGTTGCAATCGCAGCAGTCAGTGCAACCGATACAGTCGGGCCAGCATCAGGTACATAGTTGTTGATCACCTGCCCAACAGGCACCGGATCCCAAAGCTTTACGCACTTGCCATCTTGCAGCTCATAACCAGCAAGAACCCTTGTTCCTAATTTGTTAAACGATCCGATTTCTTTCGCACCAAATGGCGGGCAAGGTGGATCTTTTGGCATCTTTGAGTTGCCGGAAGCCAAGGCCGGCGTCTTTGGGAGAGATCTTTGGGCCGGAGCTGCTACCTCCGGCTTTTTCATTGGCGCCTTAGGTGGGCTAACCCATGTGAAGTCACGCGGCCTGTAATCCGGAGCTTCAAAAACTGGTGCCGCTCCGTCACACAAGGTGACCACACCACGCGGATCATCCTCAAACGTTTCTACGCCTCTGCCCTGACTAATCCTGGCGCGAACGCAGCCAGGCATATCAATAACTGGAAAGCGTGCTGACGTAACTGGCGGTGCTGCTGGTAAAACAGGTGGTGGTATCGGCTGACCCACAGAGATCATTGGAACGCCGATTTTTTGCACACCTATCTCACGAATTTCAGGCATGAAATCAGAACGGTTTACAGCAGGCCAGCTCTGGATTGAACGTAACCGCAGACGCGAGGGGCCGCCTGTTGTTTACACCGTAATGTGCGGAAAAACTGCCAGACCATTCACTGATCACAAGGCAATTCTCAAGTGGGTCAAATGGCCAAAAGGAACGCCAACTGGTGACGCGCTACGGGAGTGGCTGGCGTCGTTTGAGAAGAAAGCCGAGACACCCGCGCCAGAACTTGATATGGCAAAAATCAAGGCTGAAGGCTTCGGGCCTGA